CATCCTGTGCCACAACTAACAACCTGATAAGAGTTGCCTTGCGCGACATGAATCGTCTACTCTGTTCTCAAGCTAATCACACTTGAGCAAAACTTGGTACGGATGAAGGGACTCGAACCCCCACGATGTGAATCGCCAGGACCTAAACCTGGTGCGTCTACCAATTCCGCCACATCCGCATGTTAAATATATTTACTCGCCGCAACTCTTATCTCAAATAAAGTTGCTGATCCTTGACACAAGGACTGCTACAGCCTTCGGGTACATAGGAGAGAATTGAGAATGTCCCCTATCACATACGGCATACTGTACACACACGAATAGTTCTGGTGCCAAAGGAGGGAATTGAACCCCCGACACGCGGATTTTCAGTCCGCTGCTCTACCAACTGAGCTACTATGGCGTTAAACTTATTAGAAGAACACACTTACTACTCTCCATGTATCAGGGTAGCTATTTCCCTAACCCACTTCATTGAGCCAGCGTCCTGTTTTTTAAATGTGTTCATCTAATAAGTCTATCATATAGATAAACTTTTCAGAAATGCAAATACTTCTTCTTCGGAATGATAGATGGCATGATGAGATACCGGACGAGTTAACGCCACCTGATAATTATCACCAAACTTTCTTATTATTCCAAAACCCTCAAATCTACCATGACCCGGAGAACGATTGTTCCAGCGAGTACGATAACCATAAGGAAAAGATTTACATTCATATGTTGCACCGAGTATTTCGGCACATTTTTCATAGAACATTATCTTTCTTTCTTTAAACGGAGAGTTTCACCAGTCACTATTCCATAAAACGAATAATTACAGCCCACTCACAATGCTCTAACCTTGGTGACGCATGAGGGAGTCGAACCCTCTTTATGTCGGAGTGAAGTTCCGCTGACCCAACCACTTAGCCGTATGCGCCATTTAAACAATCTTGGGAACGGTTTCAGCATAACCTGTATTCCGCCCAAGCAGTCAGTTGGCGCTCTTAGGACCAATGACCAATTCTTAAACTACTTTGAAGAACACTGTGGAATCGTCATTCCCTAATATTATTGGATTCGAACCAATCGCTCGCCATCACAGGCAGGAAGTCACCGATGCTTCTCAATATTCAGTATTCATCAAAACAGTCTTATATTTCAAGGGAGTCCTTTGAATACGGCCCATATCTCCGTACCGTAAGGTCCTAGCTCACAAAGTCTAGAGTCGCAGGAACTCCCTTGAAACAATTTCTAATCAACAATGTCAAAGAATAGAGAGTCTCTTTCGTCGCTCTCTATGAACCCACAATAGCGTGATGATTGGGGTATGTCAAGCACTATTTTTTATTATTTTACAATTTTTACTTGATATCCAAGCAATGCTTCAATTTCTGCAATGGTAAGTTCTTGGACAGCGGTGGTTCTGCGTTTATGGTCTGCTTGTGTCACATGGACATCATTCAGATACCAGAACTTGGAGCCATCTGCCCGTTCAATAGCAGGTCCATCTTCGCGATGGAGTTTGTTATTCAGCCACCATTCCTTGGTACCATCTGCACGTTCAATAGCAGGTCCATCTTCGCGATGGAGCTTGTCATTCAGATACCACCACTTGGAACCATCTGCATATTCAATGGCAGGTCCATCCTCGCGATGGAGATTGTCATTTAGATACCACCACTTGGAACCATCTGAGTATTCAGCAGCAGGTCCATCTTCGCGATGGAGTTTGTTCTTCAGATACCATTCACAACCACCTGCCCAAACGTTAACGGTATATTCAATCATTTCATGTTCCTTTTTGGGAATGTTGCTCTCTATGAAAAGTGTTCTACCTACCATATACGATAATGTCAAGCATAAAATTTCAGTTTAGTAAATTTTCTTTTCTGCAATATACACTTTCACTGTAATATCCATTTGACTCACCAAGGAACCGAATATCCACATACCCCTTAAAAGTTGCGAATTTGTAAAAGGTCCAAGTATAACTTTCAGCACTACACGTGCCGGGGTCATCAAAATTGCTTTCTTCGTGGGATATCAATAACGGAAGCCCTTCAAGGTCTTCAATGTCACCAATAATTTCTTCAACACGAACGTCTTCGCAACAGTCCTGATCATGATAAAGTGTATATCGCACTGTTTCGTTTTCAAAAATTACTTCGGTTCCAGTAGAATATACATTTTTAAATAAATGTCCAACCATTTCGGAAACATTCACGTGTGTATCATTCCATCCCATAACTTTTCCTTTGTATAATGTGGTGAGGGCGACCAGATTCGAACTGGCAAAGGCTGTTACTAGAGCATTACCAATAGCCGACATCAGGTTCAAAGACTGCCGCGAGTCTACAAAAAATACCCCTAGTCACTTACGAACAGTCCCGGATTTTACTCCAATCGTTCCTTACTTTAACGACGCGTATACCTTATTTCCGCTACGCCCTCATAAACTTGGTGGCCCCATCGGGACTCGAACCCGGTTCTCCAGCTTGAGAGACTAGTGTCCTAACCATGTCAGACGCTGGGGCCATTAAACTTGGTGGAGATGATGAGAATTGAACTCACAAAGTCCGCACTGCCAGCGCAAACCCCGTCCCAACGGCATCCCCGATTATTATGGCGGAAACGGTGAGATTTGAACTCACGATACCTTTCGGTATGCTACATTTCGAATGTAGTGTAATAAACCAGACTCTACCACGTTTCCACAATTTCCATCACGATTTGTAAATATTTGGTAGTTTGCTGATCGTATACAGGTTTGATCATCGTTTTTTCCATCTACCTAACGTGTTGGGTGAGTGGCCGCACCTCATATGCAGTCCTCTGTATTTTCATCCTGTCCCTCCACTTTTAAACTCGCGAGGGGATTGACTCCCCTCTTCCTTTGATGAATTGATGTGCAATATTCATCAAAGAGTATTAGTAAAATTGGTGGCAGGACAACTCCTCAACCTCAATTAGACATATACAGACTCGCGAAGTCCTTCAGTACGAATGAAGTATCATTAGAACTACCTTTAAAATAAAGGGTTTAGACAATGTTAACTAGTATAGTCCAAATTCCTGCCGTTTTTGGTGAAGCTATTATCATTTATTATACATTTGATCTTAATTACAAGAATTTAAAAATGATGGTCTCTGTCATAATGCATTTCGCTTAGAACAAATGGTGTTAGCATTGCCACACAAATTATTAAGCCCGTGAGAATATACATAATAATCTCCTTTATATTACATTATTTATACAAAAATATCACATTTTAACAAAAGTGTAACAATTGTAATTAGCAATAATGGTCTAGGTGAAGAGACTTGAACTCCCATGATGCCCTCGCCCCAAACGAGGTGGCTTACCAATTAGCCCACACCTAGATAAAAAATATGCAGTTTAGGTGGATGGGACTCGAACCCATAAATGCCAGAGATAGTCACATACTCTGAAAAATCCGGTTTCAGGGTATCAGTGACAATTTCCCTTTAGCCAGATGTGTATACCTTTCCACCACCGGTATCTTTCGTCTAAACTGCATAATTCTGGCGGAGTCGGTGGGATTCGAACCCACGGTACCCTGTTAGGGTACGCTACATTTCCAATGTAGTACCATCGGCCTCTCGGTCACGACTCCGTTATATGGCGGCTCCATTTGTTTTTCTCCGTTGTTCCTGATTATGGAAGTCAGAACCAGCATGATGGAGCCATAAGATTGGAGCCAGGAGGAGCCGTATGTTCGTCGCAGCATACGCGATGGCCCGTACCCGGCATAATAATATCTATGTCACATTGCGACGAAAACATAGATTTCAAAATGAAGCAGCGGCAACGATTCATTCGTCACTATTTGGTGCACCAAATATTGGTGTCACTCGCCGCCATAGACTGGTGCATCCTGATGGTTTCGAACCAACGACCTTCTGCGTGTCGAGCAGATGCGCTACCACTGCGCTAAGGATGCGTTAGGCGCGCAAACGAAAAATAAATTTGATGATAAATCCGATGACGATACATGTAACACCTGTCACCAAAATGGCAAGTGGAATCTGATTGTGGGTTGCGAGAAAATGAACCCACAATCCCAAACCACCAAGTGCACCTGCAACTAAGATGGAGACACCAAGAATGATCAGGGCTATGCCAAGCATTCTGCCATACGGATTAATAAGATTAAAGTCTATCATGAAACTATTTATCATTTAACGCACTGAATTTGGCGTACCCTGTAGGAGTCGAACCCACGCTAACTGGGTTGGAACCAGTCGTGCTACCGTAACACTTAGAATACATTAAACTGGCTGACTTAGCAGGACTCGAACCTGCATACCCCTTTCGGGGAATACACGGCGTTAACAGCGCCGCCTCTTACCATTAGAGTATAAGCCAATGATATATCAGATGTCCTTTCGGCAAAAGTCCTAGCCTCCATCTATCTTTTCACGTTTTTCAACGCACTGGCTATTCGAGGACTACTCCTTAGATGATGCATGTTATCCTAGATGCGGATTATAGCAACATTTCCGATATTTTAAACTGGTGTGAGAGGATGGATTCGAACCATCAGGCATCCGGATTTCAAACCTGCCTCGCACCGTGCGCTACGAACTGTCATTACGCGTTAGACAGTCACCTCACATAAAACTGGGGTGATTGACGGGTATCGAGCCCGCAACTCCGGATTCACAATCCAGCATGTATCCATTAACACCTCAACCACCATAAAATCTGGTGGACCCGCTCGGACTTGAACCGAGAACTTACCGCTTAAAAGGCGGTTACTCTGACCTATTGAGTTACGGGTCCGTAAAACTCTCAATATCGGCTGCAGACTGAACTTAATCAGTCATTCTTTGGCGAGGGTTTGTTAGCCCTTCTTTAAACGTATACTACGTACCGTTTATCAAATGTCAAGATGTTTTTTGGCATTCTCAATATAATCTTTAATGCGCTTGCTACCGATAGGATTCATAGAGTGAACCGTATATTCCGGAAACTTGATGCCATTGTCTGCACAATAGTCAACAAGCCACTTAGCGCAATCATATCCGGTCTTTTCCCGACCATAGTCATAATCAGACACTTGTGCAGCAACTCCAAACAGCAACTGACCAGTGCTATTTTGTTGGCAATCCCTTAGCATATGCTGATAGTGAGCATCGGCAAGGTCATGGTCAAACGTTACAAAAACTGGAACACCATGTTGACTGATGTGGTTTACAAACTGATCGTAATTACGAACAACTTCATAGATAGCACTTGGAAGTGCAACCCATGTTACTTGTCCGGGAGAACGTTCGTCGTCAAGAAAAAGATGGTAACTCATGTCGTGTACCCTATCAGATGGTGAAACAATGTCAAGTGTTGAAATGGTGCAACCAATAGGCTTCGAACCTATAACCTTCGGTTTCGTAGACCGATGCTCTATCCAGTTAAGCTATGGCTGCGTTATGCGTTTGATCATTAATATGAAGGTCTATAATATTCTTCACCTTCATATATTGTAATTCTATTTTTTCGTAATGCATTTTCTAGTTGTGCATGGTACCTATATCGCTGAATATTTCCCTTACCAAGATCAGCAACATATAAACCGTTAGACGATTTAAATACTTGAGCAACATTAAATCCAGTTCTGGACGAAAATACAGCAACTATATCTTCATCAACTGACCAATCTGGAAGTTTATGTCCAAATATCATACTGTCATCATCTTTGTTCAAATTTTCAACTTCATCAATTCTCATGTCATTTCCCTATGGATATCATGTATTTAATGAAATTTAGTAAATTTGGTAGTCCCTGAGGGATTCGAACCCCCGACATCCTGTTTCGAAGACAGGCGCTCTAATCCACTGAACTAAGGGACTATTAAAGGTGGTGCTGTATGACGGAATCGAACCGCCGACATCCTGATTACTAAACAGGTACTCTACCATCTGAGTTAATACAGCATTAATTAATAATAACTTGGATGCCCCTCAGAGACTCGAACTCCGATTGACGGATTCAAAGTCCGCTCTCTTACCATTAGAGGAAGGGGCAATAAAGCCTGTATCATATTTATAGTATATCTGTTACTTGAAAACATTTTGATGTGCTGGTCTCTAATTCGCAGTAAGAGGGCGGATGTTTAAATCTTGATGTTCTCAAATAATAGATATAGTTAGCCTTTTGTTTCTTGATGGAGCGAGATATGTTGTCCGGCAATTCGGACTGACCCGCTCCCCACCTTTTTTACTCTCTGTGTTACCACCACAGATTTCATCCCAGTGCCGCCCGTTTGAGTATGTTTAAAGTGTCACTCGCAGCCTCGTTCCGCGTTACCACTGTATTCCAATAAAAAACCCCGGAAATTTCTTTCCGGGGTACCTTAGATTTGATGTTTGAAGTTCCTACTTCTTTGTCAAACCTGTGTACCCCCGTCGCCATTTAATGATTTAAATATATTGCGGGTGCTTGTAGGATATACTACGGGCATAGCAATCCCTGCTGTGGCTTGCGCCCAGAGTTGCTCATGCTGTTGCAGCGATATGATACAAGTGTTTTTCATAGTAATTATTTATTCCTGTTTCAAAAAAATGCACTTTAAGGGGGTGTTTTTTGAATTTTTCCTTAAATTGCCCTTACATTCACTCTTATATATCATTCAAAACATGTTGTCAATAAAAATATTCAATGAATTTTATATATCTTAAACAACAATCTTGGTAAACGTAGAAATTACCGCTGCAATCTTAGCGATTGCTAGAATCTGGGAATGAGAGACACCCATGCTATTCAGGTTCTTCATTCGCTCTACGATGAAGACCTTGTTCTTAAGAGCCACCGCAGCCGCAAATTCATACATAGTATATTGTGTTTCAGTTACGCCACTGTCAGAATAGTTGATGTCAGAAGTCAATCCGGACCATTCAAAGCAAGAGTTAAAAGTGTGCAGCGTGTCATTATAAGAAAAAAGAACGGCGGCTCGCTTTGCTGCTTCACGCTCATTTGTCTTGAACAAGGGACCATTCATTGAGATTTCAAACCCTAGTCCACCGTTTCCGGTTGCTACTGCTGCTGCCAATGCACACGCATGAGAATCAACCTCAGTAAGTCCGTTATCGGTGGACATTGCTTCTTCCAAATCAGCAGCAATCTCCTGTGCGTATTTGGGTATGGTTCCGCCTACCATAGTTAACCAGTTCATAATCCTGCTTCCTTTGCGAGTTGTTTGTAACCCTTACCAGTAGGATGATAATGATCTGCTAGTGGCTTGGGAATCGTTAGTGTGTAATCTTTGTACATTGATGCGACTGTTGACACGACTTGCTGGATTGTCAGTGCTGTTGTGCCTGACTTAGGATTGACCGCAGCAGGAATGATCCAGATGACTCGCTTGGCGTGGATTCTAGACCGTAGTTGGCTAATCTCGCCGTAAGTATCTACCGCAACGTTATCGTTTGTTCCCAAACTAATTACTACGGTATTCGCATCAAGAACAGAAGTTTTATAGTATTGGTTGACCTGTTTGCTAGTCCAGCCTACATGACCATAATCGGCACACACATGGTGTTGCATAGCAATACCATGTGCAATACTATCTCCGATGATTAAACATTCTAGCATATAATAATGTAGGGGACGAATCCCCTACTCCTTTCCTGTTTAGAATGCCAGTTGACTGTAATCAAAGTTCATTTTTGCCTTGACGCGAGTAAGAACAACTCGGGTTCCCTGATCCTCAAAGGTAAAATTACCTTCCTTTGCATCAAGACTGATCAGGTTGTTTGGTTCAAACCGAATGGACAGATAATCAGAATCATCATTTTCAGGATCAGGATCAAATTCAACATGAAATCCCTGTGGACGGAGAGGATTGCCATCAAATTTACGAGGATGAGCCTGAGCAATTTCCTTGCCGTTATGCATGACCTTCATTTCATATTCAGTACCACCATCAAACTCAGGTTTTGCATTAAGCATTTCAAGGGCTTCGCTCGGAGTTTCATTGTAGCGGTTCATTTCTTCAACAAGCGCCTTAAGCATATCAAAATTGAATTGTCCGAACAGACTTGCGATAGAAACAATCTGCTCAATATACTGCTTGTTGTTGAGGTTGTCTTCACAAAATTCACGAATGAATCCTGCATCCAGTCCCTTGAAATCAAGCATATAGAAGATACGTCCCGGACGGTTGCGCATATGAGTGTCAACCTTCCACTTGTCGTTCACAGTAAGGATATACAGCTTCTTAGAAGCAAACACCCCATCAAGGAGAGTAAGAATCTGTTCTTGGTCATCGCGATCATAAACCTTTTCAAACTCATCAAAAAGGATGATGCATGGTTGATCAATGTCCTGCAGCAACTTGAAGAACGCATCGCCCTTCCAATCACGGTTGATGACAATAGTAGGCACACCTTGCTTGGCAAGTTGATTGGCTACATTCTTTGCAAGCATAGTCTTGCCAGAACCCTTTTCGCCGTTAAGCATCACGCCAGTCTGAGCAGGACGGGAGAAAAACGTATTGATGATGCGATCAGTGTGACGAAGGGTGTCACCATACATCTTCTTTGGAAGTTCAAAATCTTCAATCTGCTCAAGATAGAAATTTCCATGCATATCTTGCGCTACGGTGTAATTTGCGGGTGGAAGCAGTTCATGCAAATCCATAGCCTCCTTGCTGGAGACTCGGAAAGACTTGCCGGATTTCAAAAAATATGCCATTGTAGTATGTTTCCCTTAATTAGAGTTAGAACTTAAGTAGATTGAAGGCGAGAAGGATATCCTTTTTGTCTTCGTCAATGGGATAAACTGCAATTGCAGTCATCTCACTATTACCAATATCTGGTTCATAAAAAACTTCAAAATTGAAGTTAAATTTATACAAGATTTTTTCAACTGCAAGCAGTGCATCAAGATTGCGAACACCAACACATACAAAGTACGTGTCATCTGGGTCTGAATACTTTGAAGTATCTCTCCCACACTTATCTCCCAATTTGAACGCGATATGCGCGGTCTGCACAAGCTGTTGTTCGGGGCGAATATCTTGGCGGGTAAAGGTGTAAAGATATCTTTTCATGTTGATGTTTCTTTCGGAAAAGGAGGATAAATGTACTTGGGTTTGTGATTCAGGCGGGCAAGTTTCATTTTATCTTTCTCAATTAAACTTTCAACCTTTTTCGTGGCCTCGCTGTAAGTATATTCAGGTTCAGTATCCCAATCTTTAAGATTGTCGAAAATACTTTTCCATACAAACACGCCCTTTTGTTCAATAGTATAGAGTCCATTCGCCTGTTCAACCAAACGATAATTGGTCAGTTTTTTCATAGTAGGGCTTTGCCTTTTTCAGTGAGCGTAATGGTACAAGTGACATCACTACCGATATCAATATATCCCTGCCGCCATGCTTCTTCAATAAGACCCCTATCCTGATAGACCTGTTCCCAAGCATGTAACGGAATATGGCTGTTGCTACCGTTGCGAACAAACTCACGAACATATCCCTCAGGAGTGAGGTCAAGTTCGTCTTCAAAAAGATACAGTTGTTGTGTCATGAATTTCTTATATCAGGGGTTGACCATAATGTCAACCCCCATTTTACTTACAAATTAGAAACGAACACCGAGACCAGTTACTACATCATTGGACTTCACGCCACCAAAATCTTGATGACGGAATTCAACAGTTGTAAACACTGGACCGAGAACCTTGGTTTCCACACCGCCTGCAAAACGTGCACCATCAACATTTGTGAAATTGATATCACGATAATTTGCGTAATCAATCTTTGCGTAAGCAAGAGAAGAATTGGTTAGCTTTAGTCCAAGACGAGCGCCAACATTGATGTTGCGGCGATCAAATACATTATCTACACCAGTTTCAACTCCAACACGAAGTGGACCAAGAACCTTTACATCATATCCAACTTCTGCACCATATGTAAAGTTGGTCTGGTTTGCCGTTACATTCTGATATCCGGCGGTTGCTTCTACGCGAGGACCAGTAAAGTCACTTGCAATTGCAGGGGTAGAACTCATAGTCATTGCAGCAATTGCTGCCAAAATTACATTCTTCATTATTTTTTCTCCTTTGGTTGCCTTTTGAATTCGGAAGGCTAACCTTTTCTACTCAAACCACTTGTTCTGAGTAGGAATTATAAAAACTATTATATCAGTAAATCATATAAATGTCAATCTTAATTACGGACTGATCTTTACTTGGATTTCGTCAAAATCGTTTAAACTTGAATGGGTCCCAACCATTCATGGAACAAGTTGTATAAGGCCAACGAATAGCCCCGAAGCTTGTATTACGCTTACCCCAATTATAACATTTTTGGCTGTTACTGAGGTCTCTGGGTTCGTTTTTGCACCTCAAGAGGGATTTTAATGGCCAATGCATAATCTTTACGTGCTTCTCGAAGTCGTCATAACCTTTAAGCATCGCTATATTCTCCTTGTTGATTAAACAATCTTAGCATTTGCACGAACTTCGTCAAATGTGTATTCCTTGACGAGCTTGCCGTTTTCATACTACACAAGATTGTCCGAACTGTCAAGAGAAAAAAAGATAAATAGTTGTGAGTCGCGGAACCCCCATCCCCACTCACTCTAATGCTACAAGGAGCAATCAGCATGACTATTTATATATACAAGAAAACACATAATCAAACCGGTTTAATGTACTTAGGCAAAACAAATGCCGCTGATCCTCACAAATATAAAGGCTCTGGAAAAATCTGGATGGCACATATCAAAAAACATGGCTATGATGTTACAACCGAAATACTAAAAGAATGTAAAAATAACAACGAAGTCAAAAATTGGGGAATCTACTACAGCGAATTATGGAATATAGTAAATGCACGAGACGAGAATGGCAGAAAGATTTGGGCAAACCTTAAACAAGAAAATGGCGATGGTGGATGGGATCATGTGAATAACGATCCATCAAAATATGAACGTCCTGATTGCAGCGGAAAGAATAGCGGAATGTTTGGTAAACAACATTCATCAGACTCTATAAAACTGATGAGTAAGAATAGATCAGGAAAGGGAACAGGAAAGCATTCTACCAGTCATATAGCAAACAGAAGAAAGAGTAGATGTAAAAAATATAAATTAATTTCCCCGACCGGCGTTGAATATTTAACAACTGATCTTAAAGAATTTTGTGAATTACATAATCTAATATATAAAACCATATACAAACTCCCGAATCGCAAAAAGGGCAATATTGCGACTTCGGGAGCATGTTCTGGATGGCTCTGCGTTAAAGCTTAGCTCTCTTCCTGACTTCTTCAAAGGTGGTTTCATTAAACAATGAACCATTTTCAAAAACTACCTGCAAAACATCATCGGCATCGGGATACTTAGGATTCAAATTATTAATAGTTTCATAACCATCAGTCGTCCTAACCAATTTCATCTTACCGACTTTAGATTTTTTGCCTGGGTCAGTGATCGGGTCTTTTTGAATAAAAACTTCGCGACCGTCAATCAAACCATATGATGCCTTAAGGGCGAACTTCTGATCATCCCTGTTCACAATCTGGAGCAATGCACCGCCCTGACCAAACACCACGTTATCAGCACTGTAACCAGCCATGGTGATGGTGAAGATAATGCTGCGAATAGTCTGGTGGGTAATGCCATCACCTTGCAGAACGCGAACATTGTTTAGAACCTTATAGCCCTTGTCATTGACAGTGTGTCCAAAGTGCTGATCAAGAATTCGCAGGCACTTGCAGACCACTTCTGCCGGATCACCGCTATCAGGACGTACCACAAGAGTAGCACCCGAATCAAGC